GGAGAGCAATAACCGGAAAAACAAGTTTTGATGAAGCTGAGTTATACATCAACATACAAAGCGTTAGCTTGATATGCATCAATATTAAACAACCAAATCAAAGTTGATTTCTTATATACTGCTACAATCTTAAAGTGAATAGATGGATTCTGTTCTACATTTGAGAAACGTTTGAATAAGAATGGAAAGAAATGGACCCTTAATAGGTACAAATCAATCTATAACTGATTCAAAGGTTTTCTCTATAAAACAGAAAACTACCAAACACTTCTTGACCCTTTCATTGCTACAAATCACATGGGTTGACCTCGTGAGATATCAGTACTATGTACTTTTATCTTAGATGTAAATCCTATATGATTAAGAGTAGTAATGACTGTCCTTAGACTATACGAAAGTATAGAACTTCCCGTGGAATTTGATTCCAAACCGATCGAAGAATCTTATAAAGGGAAACCTTTACAAGATATATCCGATAATTTTCAAGAATTCTTGGAAATGTGGTTTGAGAAGTTTGGTTCTAAGTTCAGTGACTTAAGAGACGTCAAGAACCTTGTTGCTCACACTTTAAGGTTTAGTTTTAAATCCGGACCTATGGGTTCGTGTATCCTTTCAGCCCACTTATGTGGACTTGCGATATTAACAAATAAAGTCTATTTAAAGATATACATGGCGTACTGTATCTCTACAGGAAACCTGAGTCTTTTAAATACTCTTTATGAGTTAAATGACAATTGTCAGTTATCACAAGCAGATGAGAATAAACTCATCACTGGAAGAATAGCACTTACTCCAGAAGGTGGAGGAAAGACTAGACTATTTGCAATATGTAACTTTTGGGTGCAAAGTGCTTTTAAGCCTTTGCATGATACCTTGATGAAAGCACTTAAGCTGTTTCCAGCTGACGGTACTTATGATCAAGTAGGACAATACAATAAATTGATCCAATCCTGTAAAGGACAGATGGTTTATTGTTTTGACCTTTCAAAAGCTACAGACAGATTTCCTGTTAAATTACAAATAGCTATGCTATCTGTATTCTTCAGAAATTCAGAGATTGCCAATTTGTGAAGTCATCTCATAGGAGGCTTTCCATTTAGTTTTAAGTCAAAGACTTATACTTGAATGGTAGGTCAACCATTGGGAGCTTTATCATCTTGAGCAACCTTTGCTCTGACTCATCATCTAGTAATACAGTATTGTGCTTTCTTAGAATACAAATTTGTATTCTGATTTAGCAAATACTCATTATTAGGAGATGATATTGCGATATGAGACAAGAAGGTCGCTATAAGGTATATGTCATTTATGACAGACATTGGTGTTGAAATTAATCATACCAAATCTGTAATAGGAATCCATTCTGGAGAATTCGCAAAGCGTAATTTCCTTAATGGTATTAATATTTCAGGTTTCGGTTTCAAATTAATTAGAGATGCTAGTGCAACTCCAGCTAACTGAGTTAGATTCCTGGAAATACTCATATCTGAACAATTTTATAGTGACGATTCACCTTTACTTTTCCCGGTCATCGATGAAAAGGAACTATCCTGATCATACAGACGACAATTGATTTGAGCATGGACAATAAGGCAAGCCTTTGCCCAAAAGTTAAT